GCCAACTACGTTGAGTTCACCCGTGGCGCGACCGTATCCGCGTACTTCGACGGCTCAGGCATTCTGACCGTCAACAGCACCACCGACGCCACGACCACTAGCGACGGATCGGTCAGGCTCTCCGGCGGCCTGAGCGTGGTGAAGTCGCTGGTCACCGGCAACGCCCGCACGATCGGCGTCCGTAGCGTCACCAGCGCAGCCGGAACGACCACGCTTGACGGCACCGATCACTGCGCCGTCTGCACGGGCAGCACCACGCAGACCTTCACGCTGCCCGCAGCCGCAGCCGGTCGCATCCTATTCATCAAGAACCGCAGCACCGGGAACCTGACCGTGAACCGCGCTGGTGCTGACACCATCGACGGCACGACCACGGTTGTACTTACCGCTGGGCAGTCGCTACAGATCGTCGCCAACGGCACTGATTGGGTTGTCCTGTGAGCAACACGCGGCTCATCGCCGCAGACTATGGCGACTGGCGCTGGGCCGGATCTGCTGGTGCGCCTCCGTCAAGCCCGGCCGCTCTTGCAGATGTGAATGGCACCGGAATACTCGCATGGGAGTTCACCAACGGTGAATCGTTGCACTTCCCAGACCAGCAACTGCCGCACAACTACAGTGAAGGAACGGTCCTGACGCCGCATCTGCACTGGATGCCGTCTACGACTGCGACCTACACCGGAACCTGGACGCTGGAGGTAATCTATCACCTGAACATCACCACTGGTACGGCGCTGTCGGCCAAGGAAACGACCACGATTGCATTCAACAGTGCCATGACTGCGTTCCAGATGCAGACCTCCAACTTCTCGGCCACGCTGACCGGCACCAACCGCAAGATCAGCAGCATCCTGCATGCCCGTCTGTCGCTAGCACTGAGCGCTGGTACGTCCTGCTTCCTGAACGGGCTTGACGCGCATTATGAGATTGACCGGCTAGGGTCGGCGCTTATCACGAGCAAGACCTAATGAGTGCATCACACGCAGCATCATGTCTGGTGCAGTATGCACATATACCGTGCTTGGAGCACTATATGGTGATTGCATGAAATACCTAATCGTTGCTATATCCTTCATCCTGCTGACCGGCTGCGACTCACGCACGCGGCTCAACACCGGAGCTGACCTAGCCGTGTATTATGGCAGCACCCAGCACATGTCGGATAAGATTCCGGCAGGTGTCTACAAGCCAAACGCCATGGTCTATGGCTACTACTCGCCCGCTGATGGCAGCATCACGCTGCACGAGCAACTGCGCGGGCTCGGCGCGGCCCGTGTGTTCGCCCACGAGTTAGCCCATGCCTACGATCACCAGAAGCCACGCGACATGTGGGAGCTACTGGCACGCTACCAGTCAGTTGACTTCGACTTCAATCCACACAAGGTATTGCCATGACTGATACCACCGACCCAAAGATCGCTGCCCTCCAGTTCATCGCCAATGCGCTGAATGACTTCACCAACACGCTGCCCGCCAGCGCCCGCGCCTCGTTTATCCGCGATGCTCAGGCCGCTATCAAGTCGCTGGAACCGGAAGCGAAATCGACCGAGTGATGTTTCCTGACCCGTACATCATGCTGGCTAGAGCCGAAGAAGCGGAGCGCCGGGTGGCGGATCTGGAACTGTTATTGGCTCAAGCACGATGCCACGCGATGTCTTGGGAGCATACCGCTAAGGATCTCCGCAAGGAAGTCCAGCGGCTACGCATGGAGTGCGATACCGAGGTTATTATCAAGGAATCTGAGCGATGACCAGCAAGCATGACTGCGACCAGACTACGCTTCTGGCTGACCATGAGACGCGCATCCGCGCCTGTGAGCGTGACTTGGCTGATGGGAATACCCGCTTTGTGCGTCTAGAGGAGAAGTTGCAGTCAGTGAGCGAGAAGCTAGGCGAACTGGCTGATACCATCAAATCTGCCGTGCGCTGGGTGCTGGTGTCCGTTGGGACGCTCGGGATTGGCGCGCTGGCGTGGGCATTTGTCCAGTCAAAAGGAGCGTTGCCATGAGCTATTATCCTTCTGACGAGGACAAGACGGCTATCCGCACCGCCATCATCATTCTGGCTTTGACGGTAGCGGCTGCCTTGCTGGCTAGCTGTACCCAGTCGCAGACTCGTGAGCAGATCGCCACTGACAAGGTGGACAAGATCAGCGTGAGCGGGACCATGACGATACCAACGACAGATGGGCCGCGTCCAGTCCCCATATCTTTCACCATTGATAGGCGAGGCTATGAAGATCAACGTAAGGAAGCCGACACCCGCACAGGCGTTGATGGCGCTGCTGTTGGTCGTGAAATTGCTGCTGTTCTTGGCCCTGTGCTTGCTGGCGCTACTGGCGGCGGGTTCTCGTGGACTAGTATTCTGGCTGGCGTCGGTGGTGCGGCCACCGCTGCGACGACTGGCTACCTGGCGCTCAAAAAGCGTGAACAGTTGAAACCGGCTAAGAGGCAGAGTTAGCCGTTGACCAGCGTTGACATTCGCAACACCGCGTCTAATCTCAGGACATCCAATGGACGAAAATACCCCAGTTGAGCTTCCGGTCGGCAAGACGCTTCAGCGCCTGCTGGACGGCGGCACGGATGCTGCCAAGGAATGGCAGAAGCAAGGCGACGAGATCGAGCGGTACACGACCAGCAACGACTACGGCTTCCTCTACCAAGAGTTTGAGGCTGATCAGTCGTTCCAGGCCCGCGTCAACAAGGCTTCTGAGTTCTGCCAGATTTTCGGTGCTTTCCTGTACCCGCATAATCCTGACGCATCGGTTAACTCCGAGCCGTGGGCAGATCAGTGGGCGAAGCAGCGGCATGTGATTGAGGAACAGTACGCCGACTACTCGGCGCGTCACGGCGAACTTGCCAAGCAGATGCGTCGGTGTGTGGATCACGCGCTCCTGCGTGGGCGTGGCGTCATGTGGACGGGCTACAACGACAAGAAGGGCATCGTTCAGGACATCTTCGACCGTGCGGACAATCTGGTGGTTGATCCTGACGCCAAGTGCGTCGAGGAGCAGAACTGGCAGGCTCGCAAGCGCATCAAGCCCCGCTGGGAACTGATGGCCCGCTACCCCGACAGTGCAGCGATCATCCAGCAGCTTCCCGTCTATGGTAAGCCGGATCATGGTAAACGGCAGTCGGACGCGCAGAGCGACCTGATCTGCTACTACGAGATCTGGATGGGCGTTGGCGCTACCAACTACATGCAGTCGATGGAGACGGTCACCGCTGACAAGATCGACACCAGCGCCAAGAAGAAGTATGTGGTCGCTGAAGGCAAGGTGCTGTACGAGGGCGACTGGGAGATCCCGTTCTTCCACATTGACGAGTGGCCAGGCACCTATCTGGACCCGATTGAGCGTCCCGGTTGCATGTTCCCGCTTCAGCCGATGGAGCCTGGCATGGGCCATCTGCGGGCAATGAACTACGCCTATACGACCTTCATTGCCAAGTGGCGGTACATGAGCCGCACGCCGTTTGCGGCGATCACCCACAACGGCCAGGGCATTGAGTCCGACCAGTTGTTCAAGGTGCTGCGTGGTGAGCATATCGACGTACTGCTGGCGAAGTTCGCCGGTACGGATGAGCCGCCGGATATCAACAAATACTTCCAGCGTATCGACTGGGGCGACCCGGTGCCCGGCTTTGAGCGCCTGTGGTCGATCCTGTCCAGCGAGTTTGAGAAGTCCACCGGACTGGCTGAAGTGCTGTACTCCGGCACGACCCCGACCCAGTTGCGGTCTGCCAAGGCTGCCGAGCTTGTGGAGCAGAACAGTCGTACCCGCAGCGACAGTATGCGTGAGAGTGTTACCCAGTTCTTGGAAAAGCTCTACCGCAAGCGCCTGTTTGCCGCCCGCTTCCTGCACCCGAGCGAGGACATTGCCAAGCTCTTTGGCGCACAGGCTGGCAAGATCTGGGGCGAGATCGCGCCTCCTGAAGCCGTCGCCATGGAGGAACAGCAGCGGGCTATGATGCAGGAGCAGGCTGCCATGCAGGGTATCCCGCCTGAGCAGATCGACCAGATCATGGGACCGCCGCAGTTGATCGACATGGACAAGTGGATCCACGAAGCCGACCGGACGGTTGATGCTGGCAGCATGCGCCGGATGGACCTGGATGCCCAGATCCAGAACCTGAATGTGGCGCTGAATCAGCTTGCCCCGAGCCTGGTCAACATGCCTGGTGGTGGCGAGTTCGTGTCGGCTCTAGCTGCCGAGTTCGCTGAGAAGAACCGCATGTCCGACGAGTTGGTAGGGGCTGCCCGCAATATCGCCGTCCAGATCGCCAATCAGCAGATGATGATGGCGGCCCCGCCGCCGCAGGGTGCGCCTCCAGCCGCCCCACCGCTAACCGGACCAACCGGCGGAACCCCGCCTCCGGCCTAAGAGGATACCATGGAAAAGCAGAAAGAGTCAGCAATGGAGAGGAAGAAGCGTGCTGCCATGGCATATCTCCACGGTGCAGGTTTCGCCAACGGATCTTTTGATCAGGCCGCCAATGACTGGCTAGCCAGCAAGCCAATGGATGTCATAAGCCAGTACAAGCCAATCCGCCGCGATGGGAGCATGAATTATAATGCGATTATAAACGCAATTTTCGATGAGATCGACAATGTCGACCTCAACAAATCGCCAAAACTTGCAACCGCTGTGCAGAACGCACATCGCATCAACCGTGGCAAGACAAGCCAGATTGGCGACGAGTCTGGCATGTATGAGCCGGTGAAATAACAGGAGATACCCGTGCCGACCTTCGACTACACCTGCCCAGCGTGCAAGTGTATCTTTGACGAGATCGTTCCAATCGACAAGCGCGACGGAGCAATCGAATGCCCAGACTGTGGCACGATCGCCAAGCGCATGATCAACTCGCCCGCCTTCGTCTGCGGCGATAGCTATGTATGGTCCACCGAGAACAACGGCAAGGGACGGCGCATCAGCCAGTTGGATCACGATGTCCGTAGCCCGTACTACGCCAAGAGCCGCCAGGCGGCTATTGACGAGGCGCATCGGCGCGGACTCAGTGTGATCAAAGCCTGACACCAATCAGTGCCATTCCGGTAACTGATAATGACGCATAAGCCATAGAAAGGCTTGACAATG